TCTCTATGCGAAGAAATAGGGCTAACTACGAAATACGAAACTATCTTAGAACCATTGGAGTATAATCCTGAAAGCTGTGCTGAAGAAAAAATTTATGTAGACACAAGAGAACAAAATCCACTAGAAATAACTGATTATCCTACAGAAGTCAGAGGATTGAAATACGGAGACTACACTTTAAGTAATAAGGAAAAGACCTGCAACTGTTATATAGAAAGAAAATCTATACAAGACTTAATCGGAACTCTTAGCGGAGGCTATGATAGATTCTGTGATGAAATAGAAAGAGCAGAAACTGAACACGCTAATTTAATTGTTTTAGTTGAGAGCGACTATAATGCAAGTCTAATGTTTCACAAGTTAAAGAGAACTTACAAAAACATAAGAACTAACCCTCAGCACATCTTTCATAATATTAGAACTATAATACAGGAGTATCCTAATGTTCAGTTTTTATTCGTAAAAAATAGGGAAGAGTCTGTTAGAGTGATGAAAAGAATATTCTTTAGCAATTGCAAGTATAAAAATGTTGACTTGCAATATGCTTATGATTTGAAATTGTTATGAGGGGAAAAATTGAGCTAACTTACGAACAGGCTTTAATTATTTTATTTTTAATAATTCTTATAGCTTATTTAGATTAATATGTGGCACGCTCCAGAGAAGTACAAACGAGACGTAAAAGATACTAACTTAGAATTGCTGGACTTAAAAGGAGAGCTTGATTCTAAGCAAGCTAAAATATCTCTAGCTAAATTCTTAAGGGCCAACTTAGGCTTTACAGTAGAATTGATTTCTGGAATAAAACTTGCGCCATTTCAAGAAGTCACTCTTAAAGGTTTCTTTAACAGGAACTTTAATATGTGTGTCTGGGGGCGCGGATGCGGCAAGACTTTCATCGCATCCGTGTACTGCTTTTTGCAATGTATCTTCGAGCCGAATACAAAAATTCTTATAGCTGGCCCAACATTTCGTACTGCTAGATTTATATTCCAAAATTTAGAAAAGATAGTCGAATCAAAAGGGGCGGAGCTGCTTGCTCAAGCTTTCGGCGCGAAGTCTAAACGCAATGACCAATTCGAGTGGAGAATAAACGGCGGAAGCATTACAGCCATACCTTTAAGTGGTGAAAAGATTCGTGGTTTTCGCGCCAACATTCTTGTGCTCGACGAGTATCTGCTATTACCAGAAGAGACTATCAAAACAGTTCTTATGCCATTCTTGGTCGCACCGCAAGACATGGCTGAAAGAATTAGGGTTAGAGAGATAGAAGACTCTCTGATTAAAAGCGGTAAGATGGAAGAAAAAGATAGGATGGTATTCGAAAATAAATCAAAGATGATAGCGCTATCTTCTGCCAGCTATAGTTTTGAGAATTTATATAAAACTTACAAAGAGTGGATGGGCAATATTTATTCTGACGATATTTTAGACTCTAAATATTTTATATCTCAAATGGGATTTGATTCTGTGCCTTCGGACATGATTGATAAGACTGTCATCGAGGAGGCTCAATCAGGGGGTTCGTCCAATTCTTCTTTTCAGCGAGAATACTGTGCGCAGTTTACAGACGGCAGTGATAGTTATTTTAGCGCAAAGAAAATGCATGAGTGCACTGTCCCTGACGGAGAAGCTCCTCATACTTTAATTACGGGAAATCCAGAAAAGGAGTACATACTTGGCATAGACCCCAGTTTCAGCAATAGTCCTAGCTCCGACTATTTTGCAATGTCTCTACTTGAGCTAGATGAAGGATCCTATACATTAGTACATTCTTATGCTGTGGCTGGTGGGGATTTAAAAAATCACATAAAATATTTGTTCTATCTGTATAAGCATTTCAATATAAAAATGATAATTATTGATAACGCAGGTTATCAGTTTATAGACAGCGCAAACGAATCAGAACTTTTTAGAGAAGCCGGACTTGAAATTAAGTTTTTCGATTTTAACACGGAGAAGCAAGGTATAGAATATGATAAAGAGCTCAAGAAGGTAAAAAGAGTTTACAGCCCAAAAGATCATGTACTATGCTTTAAGCAAGTGTTTAGTTCTGATTTTTTAAGAAACGCTAATGAATACTTACAATCTTGCATAGATCATAAGAAAATATTCTTCGCTTCCAGAACGGCTGCCTCTGGAAGTTTCTTTTCAAAAGTTTCATCTTTGAAGATACCCCTGAAGCTGACCCACTTTAACGATACAGGAGAAATGATTGAGACCCAAGACGACTTAGTTTACCAAACTAAGAAGCAATGTGCTTTGATAGAAGTAAAATCTACAGCCAAGGGAACTCAGAGTTTTGATCTGCCCCAGCATCTCCGTCGCAGTAATTCAGCTAATCGTGCCAGAAAAGATAATTATACAACATTAATGTTAAGCAATTGGGCCGTAAAAGCATATAATGATATGAAGAACGTAAAAGTTGAAGAAGTTAATACGACTTTTGTTCCAAGGATGATTGATTAAGTGTAATTTAAAGTTAAAATGGCCGCTAAAAGAAAAGCTAACAACGAAAACTCTCTTAATGAGCCACTAATGGCTGGTGGAGAAGTTATAGAGACTATTGCTTCGACAAGGTCTCGCAGAAATAAAGCCGGTCATATTGAAAGGACCGACAGGTACAGGAATATAGATGATGGAATTATTCCGTTTCGATATTCCCAAGGTGTCACTAATAATTCAAGCTTAGATATTAGAGACACTATAGTACTTTGCCAAAAAGCTTATTACAATTTCTCAGTCTTTAGAAACACTATCGATCTAATGACCGAATTTTCCATGAGTGAGATTTATCTTACTGGCGGAAGTAAAAAATCAAGAGATTTCTTCGACGCTTTATGCAAGAAGATAAACATGAATAATCTCCAAAGTAGATTTTTCAGAGAGTATTATAGATCTGGAAATGTTTTTATTCACAGATTTGACGCTAACATTTCTCAAGCTGATGTCACAAGGATGACTCAAACTTTTGGTTTGAATTCAAATGCTTCATTTAATCTTCCGGCTAGATATATTATTTTGAACCCGGCAGATATTCAAATATCTGGAAACATTACTTTTGCGACAGGAGAATTCAGGAAGATACTAACTGATTATGAATTAGAGAGATTAAGAAATCCAAGAACTGAAGAAGACAGACAAGTTCTCGAAAGCTTTGACCCTGATACTATTAAAAAAATTAAAGGAGACGGAGGCAAGAAGCCGGGATATAATGCAGTTAGTATTCCTTTACCCTTAGATAAAATAAGCGCCGTATTTTACAAAAAGCAAGATTATGAGCCGTTTGCTGTGCCTATGGGATATCCTGTTTTAGAAGACATTAACTGGAAACAGGAAATGAAGAAAATGGACATGGCTCTTACTCGCACCACAAATCAAGCTATCTTATTGGTAACTATGGGCACGGACCCAGAAAAAGGTGGAGTCAACCAAAAGAATCTGCTGGCTATGCAGAAGCTATTTGAAAACGAATCTGTTGGCCGCGTTTTAATATCAGACTACACGACTCAGGCTAAATTTGTCATACCTGACATAGCTGGAATTCTTGATCCCAAAAAGTACGAAGTGTGCAACCATGACATACAAATGGGCCTTAACAATATTCTTCTTAGCGACGAAAAGTTTGCTAACTCTAGCATTAAGGTCCAAGTATTTATGGAGAGACTAAATGAAGGTAGAAAAGTTTTTATAAATGATTTCTTGATGCCTGAAATAAAAAGAATCTCTAAAGAAATGGGATTCAAGAGCTACCCAACACCTCACTTTGAAGATTTGGATCTTAGAGACAACTCCGTATACGCAAGAGTATACAGTAGATTGATTGAGCTAGGAGTATTGACTCCAGAAGAAGGTATTCAAGCTATAGAGTCTGGCCGCATGCCAACTTTTGACGAATCCTTGGAGTCGCAAGAAAAATTCAAAACCTATAAAGACAGCGGCCTGTATGAGCCGGTCTTAGGAAATAAACCTCCAAAGGAAATACCCACTCAAAAAGCAAAACCAGTCCCACAGCCTAAAGGCAGACCAGAAGGAACAGGAAGGCCAAAAGAGACGGACACTAAAAATCCGATAGGCCTAACCGCAAATAAGCAGTCTAGATTTAGTCTAAGCAAAGTCAGAGACAATTTAAACTTGGCAGACAAATTGAATTTAGAAGTCGAAGCCGCTTTAAGGCAGTTGCACAATAGAAAGAGATT